TCCCTACCTTGTCTCTGATACTATAAATATTGTATATGCTCCTTTCCGGGGTCAAAATCTCAATGCATCTATTATTGGCGATCTACCCAGTGTTAATCTAGCCGCTACTCTGCGAGTTGTACGTGTACTGCCTAGGGTAATGCCTGTTACATCCAAGATTTTATCTGCGGATTTACGATCTGGCGAAGCACAAAATATTCAAGAAATTCGTTTACAGTTAGAAGGGACTTTCTTTGACTTTATTTACATAAATGGTACTAACCAAGCGTTTATAAGGGATTATACCCAGAAGTGGAAGTTAAATATCCGTTCGTTTAAGGCAATCGCTGCCAATTTATTTGGAGATTTTGCTGCCGCCAGAATTTGTAGACTTGGAGATCTTTCCTCATTTGATACAATAGATGCCGCTGTAAGGGCATGTATAGATGCTGTTCTAGGCTTAAGTAGTCAGACAGACTTAGGGGCGTCGATTACCGTAAGGGGTGGTTTTGCTGGACTTTCAGCCACGCTCGGTACTATAAACATTTTTACAGATATTCCGGCTTCTGTAGGTAGGGTATTCCCATCCGACTTGTTAGCTTCAGTGGCTTCTCAGGGCGATTACGGCGCTCTGGGGGGTATTATAAGCGGAGTTTCATCTACCAGTAGCAACCTCACAGCCAGCATAGACCCTTACGCCGTATCAGATATAGGTGCAGATATTACCGGCATTTAATTTCTTGACATCTGCTGAATCGTATCTTATACTTACAACAAAGGGCAGGTAGGTCCTGTCAGTGAGGAGTATTTAGATGAAATTCACCATTGCGGCGCATGCCTTAAAGCGCGCTCTGGACCGCTGTAACCAAATAGCGCCGGCTTCTTCTGCCATCGCAGAAGAACGGACGGGAGTTTTGTTACACGTCGAGAGTGAGCGCGTTATTTTTATGGCTTCCGACGACACCATGTCTATTCGTGTGGAAGTTCCAGCGGAAGTTGAGGAAGTTGGGGAAGCATTAGTTAAATGTAATGCGGTAAGTAGTGCAATTGTGGCTACTTTTGAAGACCGTAGTTTTGATGGTACAGAAAATTTTGTGGTTCTTAGTACAAATAATAAGAACATACTACGTATTACGGGTAGTACAAAGATTTCTGAAGGGGAAAAGCCATTAAGCCACAGTCGTAGTTTCCCGCTTTTAAATGCTGACTTTTTTAGTGAAACTCCGGAGTTTGACGAGGCCAAGGTCACGCATTTCCCGGCCTTTGCCTTTATGGATGGGCTATCTTTAGTTAGCCACGCGGCTTCTAAAGACCCTTCCAAGTTGAATTTCAACTGTATTTGCTTAACGCTGACCGACGACAACGTCGTGTTCGCTGCCACAGACGGTATCCAAATTGCTGAATACAGAAAAGCCGCAAAGGTTAAAGGCCTGCGCGGCTCTTTTATTTTAGGCTTAAAATTTGCCACCGTGGCTGGTAAAACGGTAGACCCCAACCTCGAATCCGTGGAACTTTATGTAGAGGATAACAATATCTTTGTACGTAACGGAAGTTTTACGTTAGTAGGGGCACTATTAAACACGAAGTTCCCGGAATACGGTCCATATATGGATGTTTCTTCTTATAAGAAGGCTGTATTTAATACTGCGTCTTTTTCTTCGGTACTGGCAGGTATGCAGCCCTCTGTGGACGCTAAAACCCACCGGCTGGTTCTTGATGCCAAGAAGTCTGGAACGGCGATATTGTCCACTTCTAGCACCACAGGTGAGGCGGAGAGCTCTGACTTGGAAATTCAAACTCCTGAGGACTTTGATTTCCAGTTTAATAGCGTTCTGTTGCAGAATGCGGTGCGTACTTTCACCAGCGGTACTTTCAACTTCTATTTTGATAAGAAAGGTAAAGGTGTTCTTCTTCAATCCGAAGTTCTGCCGGAGTTTAAGACTTACCTTTGCACGTTAAAGAAAGTAGCGTAGTTTGCCTTCCCTATACTTCGATGAAGAAGAAGCTGTTAACGAACTCAGAGACCGGGGGTATAGGGTAGAAAAGGTTTGTTTTAAAGAAGTAGAAAGAATCACAACGCTCAGAGATTTAAGTGCTTTTTTCTACTACAAGCGGCGGTGCTATAATTTAGGTAGGCAGTATAATTATGAAGGTAACCTAGTTGAGGATTCAAAACCACTTAGTCTTTTTGTAACTGCTAGACAGAAGTTGGGTTTAAGTAGGAAGCAGGCGATTCAGGAAGCCGCGGTCATTGTAGATGCCCTTTTTAAGTATGAAAAACATTTACACTTAAAGTCACCTGTTATAAGTCCGCATATTTTAGCGTCTGTTTCTGTAGTTAATAGACTTTGTTCCTATATGAATGGGGAAGTTCCGGATGTGTTGGAACAAGATAATGCAGAGTATATAGATCAAATAAATGCTCTTTACGTTCAACAGTATGAAAAAGAAGATTTGGAACGAATTAATAAAGAACGAAAGAGTGTGATGGAGGACTTAAATGTCAAAAGAAGTTAAAGAAGTTAAAGTAGTCAATAATCTCAGTGTAATAACCAACGCGATCGAGAAAGAATTCGGTCCGGTAGTGAAGTGGCTTGGGGAGGCGTCTAGTTTTATTTCTGAAACCTTACCTACGGGTAGTCTTGGTTTAGATTTAGCCATTGGAAATGGTGGGTTGGAGCGGGGATTGGTTGCCGAGTTTTTTGGCGGGCCAGGCGCAGGCAAGAGTTTCCTTGCTTACTCTGTAATAAAAGAAGCTTGTCGGCGGGGGCATAAAAGTTTTATTGTGGACGCAGAGCACGCCTTAGACCCTCGTCTACTCATTAAGATGGGATTTCCGGAAAACGATGTACTCATTGTTGACGGTGCTCCTACTGGAGAGGCAAATTTGGATATCGCCCATCGTCTAATGGAAACGGGTCAGTTTGCTGTGGGCGTAATTGATAGCGTGGCAGCTTTAGTTCCTAACGCCCGCGTAGAGCAAGACTATGGCCAACAGACTATGGGTCTACACGCAAGACTGATGAGTGCTGGACTTCAGAAGATCTCTACAGTTGTAAAGAAAACAAATACGCTCCTTATTTTTATCAACCAGCTGCGACATAAGATAGGTGAGTATGGTAATCCGGAGACAACTACTGGGGGTAACGCTTTACCGTTTTATGCTAGCTATCGTATCTCTCTTCGGGGCGGAGTCTCTAAGTCTAGCAGGTTAATAGACGAGGGTACGGGTGAGGTGTACGGACACCGTACGTTATTTGAAGTAGTAAAGAACAAGCGAGCTGCCCCGTATAGGAAGGCCGAGGTCGATCTTATCTACGGCGTCGGTTACGACACTGCGGGTGAGCTAGTGGACTTAGCGGTAGATACCGGCCTCTTTGATAAGGGTGGTGCTTGGATTACCTACGGTGAGTATAAGTGGCAAGGGCGGGATAAGTCTAAGCTAGCGATTATGGCCGACGAGGGATTACGGCAGGAGGTGGCGAATAAACTTCGAGGTATCGCGTCTCCTGTGCTGGCAGTGGGGGAGAAGTCAGCTAGTAAAAAGCGTTTGGCAGAAAAGAAAGAAGTAAGCGCTTAGTTATGGTAAAAAGTACTATCTCTAAAAGTGTGCAAAAAACTTTAGAAGTAGTCTTCCCTAATTCTGTAATTAAAGAGGAAGAGTACATCGTCTATAAAGGGCAACGCCTCTTCTTTGATTTCTATCTACCAAGCCACAACTTATACGTAGAAGTACAGGGTTCTCAGCATAGTCAATTTTCTAGTTTTTTTCATGCAGACAAGAAGGCTTTTTCTGCGGCCAAGCGTCGAGATAAACTTAAGGAAGAGTGGTGTGACCTGAACGACTATACTCTTGTTAAAGTAGAATATAATGAAATACCCATCTCTGTAGAGAAACTTATAGAGCGTATTTCCGAGGCTCAAAATGGATGAGAGAATTAGAAGTAAACTACAAGAAGTATCGGATAATTTGTCTATCTATAGCGCGGTTCCTCCGTCAGGTGTAGAGAAAGTATTTAACTTTAATACTTCTCAACTGGAGACCCTCCCTACGCAGGACCTATCTAAATTTGCTATTATTCTAGCGCAGTACCTCATTACTCTTCAAGTTAGGTACAATACTTCTAGGGTTATTGCTAGTCAGAAAAAGAAGGTTTTAGATCGGCGTGTAAAAAATTCGTTAGCTATGGTCCCGCTCGAGAAGGGAAAGACTGTAGCTGAACGCGAACGAGTGGTTATAGACTGCGATCCAGTACTTCAAGACTTAGAGTTAGAGTACGACGTTGCCGCCGCTGAGAGAGACTTAATAGAAGGTTTGGATAAGCCCATAACAGAACTTATTAATGCCTTTAAATCAGAGTTACGAAGACGGATCGAAGAGAGGCACTATACTGATAGGGAACGCCTATAATGGCAATTGAAGACAAGAAAGCTAAGTTTGCACAGCCTGGAAATGAAGCCGCAGTTTTAGCCTGTGTTCTGAAAGACCCTTCAAATCTATTTGAGGTAGAGAGTAAACTATCTGACAATGATTTCTTATCACCCCATAATAAGGCTCTTTGGGTGGTACTTAAGCAGTTAATGCGTCAAGGGGTTATGTCCCCAGACATTACTTCTATTTTATCTCAAGCGGCCTCATTAGATATAGAAAAGATTATCGGAGGGTATGAATACGTTTCTTCTTTATTCGAGAAGCGGGTGGATCCGGAGAATTTAGGTTTCTATCTTAAGAGATTAGCGGACGCCAGCGTTAAGTATAAGGCTGTTTGTGTTCTTACTGAACTAGACGAGCTAATAGATAGCAACCGTACTCTGACTGGAGAGACGTTAGATGCTGAAACGATTGTTTCTTTAGCGCAAGATAAATTCCTTCAGATCTCTATTGAAAGTAATACTGGAGAAGACGCGGTAGATTTATACGAGGGTCTTCCAGAACTTTTGGCAGAGGCCACCGCGGCACCGTCTAGTGTTCGCGGTGTTGCTACTGGGTTTACCCGTTTAGACGAGTTAATAAATGGGTTAGAACCCGGGACGCTTACTGTTTTGGGTGCGCGTCCTAAAGTTGGTAAATCTGCTTTCTTATTGAACGTGGCTAAACATATGGCGTATGTACAGAAGGTTCCCGTACTTATTCTGGATACCGAGATGAGTAGTAGAGAACAGCGTTTTCGTTTAGCCTCGATTATGTCGGGTGTGCCGGAAAGAATTTTGAAAAGTGGTACTTATAAGGATGATCCCGTACAGTCTGCGCAAGTTCAAGAGGCGTTAGCCGTTATTTCTACTGGCCGTATTATGCATAAGTATTACCCTGATTTTACTCCCGAGGGAGTGACCGCTCTTACGAAGAAGTATAGGCATCAGTATGATATAGGGTGTTTAATTTTTGATTATATAAAACTCCCAGATGCCGATCTTCAATTGATAGGCAATGTGAAAGAACATCAGGCCTTGGGGTATCTATGTGTATCATTAAAGAATCTTGCGGGTCAATTACAGATACCTGTTATTACAGCGGCGCAGATAGGCAGGATGGGTGCAAACAAAGGTCGGGCCACAGCCTCTGAATTTGCCGATTCGGATAGAATTCTTCGGTACGCCAATACTTTGTTAGGACTTTCAGCCAAAACTAAGGACGAGATAGAGAAATTAAAAGAAGAACACGGGCTAAGCACCTACTTAAAGATGGGTACCCACCGTCTACAGGTTTTGGAAACACGGGGCGGGGGTACAGACCAGTTTGGTTTAGATATAGTTTTTCGTAAGGATTTAATACGTATGTGGGAAGCAGATGTTCAATTGAAAGATTTAGAAAAATCTAAAAATCCAGAGGAGGATAACGATGTTTGAGTTTAAGTCTATTCTAAATGTTCTAATACTAGTAGGGGCACTTGCAGGATTTGGATTCCTGTTTTATTATTACTACACGTCAGACAAAGTAAAGTCAGCTGTTAATACTGTACTTCCATTTTTACCGGCCATTTTTGGAGTTTTAGCTGGGAGTCGTGAGGATAAGGTTGGGGTATTTGATGTGCATGACGCTTGGGTACTATTATCGCGTGTGAGTGTAGACGTAAAGAAAATTGTGGAAACTAATATTAATAGTTCTTTTGAAGACGTAGAGGATTCCGTGACTGCAGTTATCGCTCGTGAATTAGCACGATATCGCACCGCAGGTATAAAGAATGTTCCAGACCTAACGGATCCGGCCATTAAAGCTAGTGTGAAGGTCGTTTTCGATGAGATAAAACGTGCAATAGACGCTAATACAGCACACTAGATAAAATAGAGCGCAGTAGATGAAAATAGATAAACAAACAATTATTCGTATAAAAAGTATCGTGGATGCCGAGGTCGTTTTAGACCGTCTTGGTTTTGATATTACTAAGCGTGGCTCGAAGGAGCTTCGAGGTCCGTGTAAGATTCACGGTGGGGATAATCCCACGGGGTTTAGGTTTAACCTAGATACTAAAACTTGGACTTGTTATACGAGGCATTGCGAGGGAGAAGACAATCAAGATTTAGTCGGGTTGGTTCAGAAAGCGTCCGGGCGGTCTTTCGTAGAGAGTGTTAAGTTTTTAGCAGCAATTGCAGGGATTGATTTAGATAACCAAGAGCAGTTTTATGAAGTATACGCCCAGGCAAAATATGATAGTGCTATAAAAAAGGAAGTTCGGGAACATAGGTCTCGGCTTCCACAAGAACTTAATGCTTCTTTACAAGAGTATCTTCCAGAAATGATTGCTAACAGAAATTCTTATTTCTCTGATCGTGGTTTTCCGGATGAAGTTTTAAATTTCTATGAGGTAGGCGGTTGGACAGATCCTTATGGTGTAGAGAGGGCAACCATACCTATCCGGGATGACGAGGGAAATCTCCTTACGATAAGTGGGCGTCGCATAGACAGTGATGAGGATCCGAAATATTTTCTTATTAGGAACATAAAGAAAGGGGCAGTTCTTTACAATCTTAATGTTGCTAAGTGGTACGCGGGCAGCCCTGAGGGAACTTTAATTATTGTTGAGGGTTTTGTTGATGTATGGAATCTGTGTATGAAGGGCATATATAACGCAGTAGCTATTATGGGTACATCCATGACCCCTGTACAGGCTGACTTAGTTTCAAGGTATGCACAAACAGCATATATACTATTGGATGCCGATGCTGCGGGGAGAGAAGGAGCACCAAAGGTTGAAAAAGTATTAAATAAGTATAGTGTGACTACAAAAATAATAGAACTTCCGTACGGTACGGACCCAAAAGATCTTACCGATGACCAAATTCAAATTTACTTTAAAGGAGTATACCGTGGTTGATGGAATTAATACTGTAGTTTTGCAAGGGGAACTTTTATACCCTGAATTGAAATACACTGCCTCGGGGAAGGCGCTTTTTAAAGCAAAGCTTCGAATCCCCGTTACAAATAGAGGCGGAGAGCCGAAGGATAGTTTTCTTCGAATTACGGCTTGGGAAGAGTTTGCTGAAGCTCTTGGTGCCCTACCGCCTAACTCGCGTGTGCGCATTTCGGCTCGTATAAACGAGCGGTCGTACACGGATAAGGCTGGGCAGAAGAAAGCCACCACAGACATCGTTGTAGACGGTTTAGAATCGACTACAGACCCTACAGGTGCTAATGATTTCATGTTGCAGGGTGAGATCGTATGGCCTGATTATAAGATGGTTGGCGATCGTCAGACCCCGTTGTTTAAGGCCAAGATTAAGATACCTGAGCCTAGTAGAACTAATCCTGGAGAGACTCGATACTGCTATGTAAAGATAACGGCTTGGGATACTCTTGCGGAGGGTCTTAATGTTCTGGCTAATTCTAGTCCTTTCGTTCGTGTAACTGGACATGTCCAGGAGAGGGATTGGCTTGATCCACGTACTAACCAGAAGCGTGTATTTACCGACGCGGTAGTGGCTAACTACGTGCCTGCCGAGGTGGAGGTGGTCTGATGCCTGAAGAAGCAACTATTATAAAAGGTACGCCGAGTTTTTTGTTAATACCCGCCCGCGAGCATGAGTGGACGGTTGATAATGAAAGAGTTCAGATTTCTGTACCTAAAGAAGGACTTATTAGTGAATTATTAGCTAAGGAGGCTCTGGTCGAAGACATAAAAATACCCGGGGACGACGAGTTTTCTATAAGGGACGCCGGAGTTTTTTATATGTACGAACTTCCGAGAGTGTTGTTCGCGCTGGGAAAGTATCCACAGCTAGAGGACAACCAGGCTTTTAATGTTTATGCTATTGAAGAAGTGGAAGAGAACATAATTATTCACGGGGCCATCATACGGTTTGCATGAGCGAGGGCGGGAATGCAAGATTTCTATAATATTTTGGGTGTTGCTAGAGATGCTTCTGAAGCCGACATAAAGAAGGCGTACAGAAGTCTTGCGAAAGAATGGCATCCCGACGTGCATCACGAGAAGGAAACTCAGGTTGCAGCTGAAGAAAAGTTTAAAGA